AAAAATGGATTGGAGAATTGTCACGTGCAGAGGAAATAAAGAAAAACCCCTACAAACTTGTTAGCTTCAATCGTGGCAAGAGCAAAGAGCGCCAACCTCTGCTCGAACCCGAATTGAAGAAAATGCGCGACTATCCCTTTGACGGAAAGTTGGAACGGGTGCGCGACCTCTTCATCTTCTCCGCCTACACAGGTCTTGCTTTCTGCGATGTGCAGAACTTTGACTATCAGTCTATGACGGTGAAGGAGGGTGATTTGGTTTTCATTGATGGAAACCGCATCAAGACCGATACGAAGTTCTTCACCCCTATCCTTGCCCCTGCCATGGAAGTGTTGAAAAAGTACGAGTTCAAATTGCCCAAGATTTCCAACCAAAAGGCAAATGATTACCTTCACTTGATACAAGCACAGCTTGGTATCAAGAAGAATTTGACCTTCCACGTTGCCCGTCACAGCTTTGCCACACTCGCCTTGGCGCATGATGTCCCCATCGAAAATGTAGCTCGAATGCTCGGACATGAGGACATTCGGACCACACAGATTTACGCAAAGGTTTTGCGTACCACCATCGAGCGCCATGCCACCGCACTCCAAGGCGCCATCATCTGAACTTTATTCATCTTCATCTAAAACACGATAAAACGTGCCTTTCAATAGCTGCGACATTCCACTCTCCTTGAATGTCGCAGTTATTTTTTCGCATACATACTTGCCTCCCCTTATATAATATAAGGCACGTGGGTTGGGCAAAGTATCAGACAAGAACGAGAACTGATACTTTTTCTTGCCATCTATTTTGTACAACACTTCGCGTTTCTCCTCCCACATTCCCTCATTCAAACGAAGTGAAAAAGGCGTGACGAAAGCCTGGAACTCATCTGAGACTTCCACAAAATCCACCACAGGGTGCGGCATATACGGCTTGAAGTACTGCACCCCGTTCCAAAATCCCATATATATTTGGTCAAAGTAAGCGTCCGTGTTCTTGTTCTCCCCCTTGGCAATGGTACGGCTTGCCGCACCTTGCGCCAAATCACCTGCATCGTAGTCAATGGTGTTGGCTGACGTTGAACTGCCAAACACACGATCAGAACGACTACCACTTGAAGAACCGCTCCCATCTTCTGTCAGTGTCCAATTCTCACTGCTTCCCATCTCGCCACAATTCATGAAAAGCATATTGCCGTGACTGTCTCCCGTTCCCTCGATCCAAGCTGGGACAATTTTCAGTTCCAAGTCCTCTGCATTCTTGTCCGCAAAGCGTTCCCCATAGGCATTGACGGGGAGCAAACGATTATAATAGCGATACCACTTCGTTTTCGTCTTGTCTGAAAAGCCCGAAGTACCCTCCATCACGAACTCCGATTTGTAACAGTACATGACAAAGAATGTGCGGTTTTCCTTGACATAAAACAATTTGTGTCCATCAGAGCCATATTTGTAGCCACGCACATACTGCGTGCTGCTGGCGTTCGGTCTTGTTTGCCTTGTGTACACCCCACTTATTTTAAGCGACTTTGCCGCCTCCAACAAATCTGCCATTTTATCATAAGCCTTGGCATCCTTGCCATATTTGCGAATGTACCAATCACACGAATGGTACGCCCAAAGCAAACTGCCATTGTCCTCATACTTCACATTCACGCTACCCAAGTATTCCGACTTGTCCTCCTGCGTGACTTGGGTGGTATAACTGTCCACCACCTTGTCCAACAGAACCTCATTTGCTTCCGTGGCAATGGCATCAGAGAATTTGAAAGAAATCGTTTTCTGTTTGTGGTTGATGGTGAAATCCCCAAACAGAAACTTCTCCAGCTCTTCAAAGAACTCCGTCAGCGTCCAATGTGGCAAGGCAAGTGCAAAGTTATAAGCACCCCATGCCGCAGGCAAGGTGTTGCATATAAGGAGATTAACAAAGGCAGAGTTTTCCAACGCCATGAAATCCCACTTATAACCCACCTGCTTGCATATCCTGTAAAGGATATACAGCAAGTAAGGCTGAAACGACAAAGCCTGTGCTCCCGTTTGCGCATTGGTTTCATGCGGCCAAATAAATTCATTCTTGTCTGCACTCCACACCATTTCATTCTGAATGTTCCCCGAAGTATTATTCACCCAGGGCAACGGGATCCAGAAATTATCAGGGTATGGGCGCATATCGTCCATGCAATGCCCTGCAACCGCCACGCGGCTTGTAGGATAGCCCAAATCCAGCTCATTCAAATAAATATCGTCGAATGTCTCATCAAAGTTTTGCTCACTGCGTCCCTCCAAGAATTGCGTCTTGACTTCCACATCTGATATTTCCGTGATGGTGATGGTACCACTCCGATAAAAGTCACGATCACGAATTTCGCAATCGAACACCACCTTGTTCTTAGCCACATCTGCGCGGTGGATATGCCCAAATATCGCGATGTTTTGGGCACACCCTCGCAAAGGGAAAGTGATTGTCAGCGTATAGCTGTCACTTCCCGTAAATAATCTATTTTCAGCAATGAAGTCAAACGATGTGCCTTCCTTCAATACGGCTTGTTGGTTGTTGATGATGATTTCCATAAAATAATGCGCTACTATTGTTTATAGCAAAAGTAGCGCATCATGCATTGTAGTTCAAAGGACATCAAATTTTTATTTCCAACTTGTCCTCAAAGATAAGTTTCATGCCATCTTCTTTCCAATGGACATAACTTCTCAATTCAGACTGAAGAATACCTGCGAAGGCTTTCCAGTTCCAACGCATAGTTTTAATGCACTCATGCAGTTGATTGTTAATTTGTGGAATTTGTTCATTTCTTGTTTCTTCATCGTACCCTTGTGTACGAACAAAAACAATAAGATCTATGAGAACTTCCAATGCGTCAAACTCATCAAACTCCACAGTCTCCTCATAATAGTCAATAAGCTTTTGAATTGCTGCTTCCATGTCCCAACCATTTGCGCAACAAAAAGCTAATTCTGTTACACGCTCCATATCTGATGTATTCTTGTATTCCGTAGAGTCTACAAGAAAATAACTACTGATGGGGCGTGGCAACTTTACATTTAGGTAGAACCTAAGAATGTTAGTTTCCATATTATTGTATATTTTGATTATTGTGCAAATGTATGAAAATAGAATTATTTTCTCTTTGATTTAGGAGATTTATTTCTGATTAACGTATCATACTCGTCTTGCGCCTGTTTGATGCCCGTGTCCCCTGTCACTGTGTTCACGGTGACAAAAGGCTCATTCAGTCTTTGGCTTAGTCGGTTCATTGTTTCTTCGTACTTACTAAGTACAGCAGCACTCTGTGCCAAAACTGCCGAAGCGACATTGTCCGTGGGGGCCTGAATAATTACAGGTTGCGGTGAAGGCGAAGCCACCGCACCTGTTCCTATAATTGTTCGTGAAACATCATCGGCTCGCAAGGATCCGATGGTGTTAGTCCTTTGTGCATAGTCCATAGCGTTAATCAAAGGTCTTGCCACAGGTGATGCAAGTAACTTTTGCGATGCCACCCATTCCCCAGCATGAACTACGCCCACTTCTTCGTTTACTCTGCCTTGCGGAGTAAAACCACCTTGTGCATATCCTTGTGCCTCACTTGCCTGTTGTTGTTTTTTGATTGCGGCAATCTGTATCATGCCCGCAGCAATAGCCATAGCCGCTGCAATAGGTGCCATGATATAACCGACCACAGGAATAGCCGCTGCCGAACCATAAGCAGAGATCGCGTTTTGGGCCGTCTGCGCCACCGCTTGAATAACCTGCATGGCAAATAGTTTCTTGTTTGCCTCGTTCTTCGCTTTGGCAAGGGCGGCTTGTTTCTCCTTTTCAAGCTTCGCCACCTTGTAGTTATTACCCTCTGCCGCAGAAATCTCCGCAGAATAGCGGGCATTGATGGCGGCTGTTTCCTTCTCGAGTTCCGCCTGGACGAGAGAAGAAACGCCACTGAATATCTCCCCCATACCACTCATGACAGTGGAGAACGATTGCGTAACGGCTTGCCCAGCATCGCTCTCCAACCAATTAGCCAATTTCTCATTGGCTTTCTCCATGCCATTCTTTGTGACGCCAATACTATCAATGGCATACTTCTTACGCAAAGCCAGCTTTGCCTTCTCGAACGCTTCCTCAATGCGCAGTTTCTCTGCAGCATTGTCGCCAGCGGCCTTTACTTCAGCATGATATACCTGTTCCAAAGCAGCCATATCACTATCGTACTTAGTCAAACGTTCATCAGCGTTCATGCCAAAGTACTCCTCTTTAAGTTGCTGTTTTACTTGTTGTTGGCGTTGGATAATTTTCTGTTGATTAGCAAATACCTTGTTCTGATATTCCTTTTCAGCTGCAAGCCTTTCTTTAGTGCCTTTCTTATAAAGTTGGACTATTTTGCGAAGATGTTCCAACTCAGCCAACTCCACGGCATCTTCGTAGGTCTTGGTGTCAGAAAGTCCATCAATATAGCGTTGCTTCAACTCCGCGAGTTGGGCATTATACGCTTTATCTTCTCGTTCGCGAGAAGCAGAAGTTGCGTTCTCCTCCTGTTTCTTCATAGCCTCCTGGTATTGCGCTTGCGCCTCCAAGAGGTCTTTAGCAGAAACGTCAGAACGCTCCATCTTCTTTTTCCAATACTGCACGTTGATCTCGTCCATGCGTACGGTATATTGCTCATAATCCTTCTCACCTTTGGCATACGCAATGCGGTTGAGCGCTTCCTCTTTCGCTTTCCAATCATCGGGAGAGTTTTTGCGGTCAGTCTGCTTTTTCTTTGCTTCCGCCAAATTCGCTTCCGCTTCGGCTTTTTCTTCCGCGGTGATTTTCTTGTTAGCAAGCACTTTTTGATAAAATTCTTGCTCAATCTCCTCCATACGAGAGACATAAGCTTCATAATCCTTTTCACCCTCCATGTATGCTTTCTTATTGAGCGCATTCTGTTCTTTCTGCCAATCTTGTTCCGCCTTGAACTTGTCCGACTTTTTATTCTTCTTATCATCGTCCACTACAGGCACACCGCCACCACCTCCACCATTGTTTGTGACGACAGGTTTATGATTGGTTTCCTCGGCAGCTTGTTTGCCGAGATCATCGCCATAAGTGTCTGTAATAGCTTTCTGACGCGCATTCAGTTTTTGCAGTTCCTTGCGTTTGCTGTTCGCTTTACTTCGTTTGCGTGCAGCTTGTGAACCATTGGCAATACCGCTGTAACTCGCCATCGTTCCGCCCGCAGTACCATAACTATACATCGTGTTCGAGCTTGCCGATTCGATACTTTTTTGTTTGGCATCATACGCATCAGCTTCCTCGTCCAACTGCTTAATCTCCATTGTAAGTTGCGCCTTTTGTTTGCCAATCTCTTTAAGCATATCTTTCGCCCCCTCAATCTCATACTTTTTCGTAAGAGAAAGCAAATAAGCGTCCAAAGCATCCTTGTTCTCCTTATACTTACCCGTAGTAGCGTCCAACTGCGCATTATAATTGGGTATTATCTTATTGAGAGCTTGCACCGCCTTTTGGCGATCGTCCAAAGAAAGTTTTTCATTACGTGCCACCTTAACCAAGGCATCAATCTTGTTCTTCTCCTCCACAATACCTTCCTGACCTTTCAGGCGAACGGCAGCCAAAGCCTTTTCGCCCTCGGCAGCTTCATTCACTTTTTTAGTCATCTTGTATATGCCATAGCCAAGCGCCACAGCAGCAGCGAGCAAAACGCCCCAACCACTTGCCAACGAAAGTCCCTTTCGCTTCAAGTCCACCATGAGCGAGGATTGACGCGCCCAATTACCTTGCAGTTTCGCCAATACCAAATTGAAGGCAATATGTCCAGCTTGCAGTGTGTTCACTACCGCATGATACGCCAAAGCCGTACCCTTGCACACGGCATGCCATGCCGCTTGTGCTTTAAGAGCTATTGCATTGGCTTTCACTGCGATGGTGTAAGCTACCACCATTGAAGTCAATACGATAATCGCTTCCTTGTTTCTTGCAAGGAAGTCTATTGTCGTACTCATAGCCTTCAGTGTGAGGGTCGTAGTACTGATTACGTGCTTCATGACGGGCACCAGTTTCTCGCCCAATTCGATAGCCAACTCCGTGACGCACTTTCTTGCCTTATCCAGTTCCGCCTCTACAGTCGAGTTCTGTACATTAAACTCATTCGTCACCGATGTGGCATCTTCAAACGACTGTGTCGCTTGTTCCTGTTGCCACTTCACCATTTCCACATTGCCGGCTAAGGTCGCCAAAACTTGTGAAGCACGGGCGCCATTCTCACCCATGTTTTTGAAAACAGGAGCGAGTACGTCCATGTTGCCGAGTTTCTTTAGTTGCTGCAACAACATCAAAAGTCCCTCGTTGGTGCTGCGTTTCAATGCCTTGTTCAGTTCGTCCAAATCCATGCCCGTTGCCTTGGCTATCTTGCTTGGTTCCTTAAAAAGGTTCATTATCAACTGAGATAAAGCCGTTGCCGACATCTCGCAAGCTTGACCCTGGCTATCCAATACCGCAGCAAAAGCCATAATTTGCGGAATGGTCATACCAGCTTGCGCACCCACACCTGCCATGCGCTTACCAAACTCCGCAAGGTAGCCAGCAGAAGCCGTACAATTTTGTGAGAGGTCGTTAATCACTGAACCGACAGCGAGCAAGGATTTTTCTGTACCAATTCTCGCTTCATCCCCAAAGATATTAGTGAGTTTGGAGAGCGTCAAAGTTGCCCCTTCTCCAAGTTCATCCAATGCCACATTGATTTGGTCCGCAGCTTTGACAAAACCCAAGACATCCTCTCTTGAAGATTTTCCGAGTCGCCCCGCCTCCTCTGCAAGCTTGTTCAAATCCTCACGCGAAGTACGGGTGTCCATCTTCTTAAAATCCTCATTCAGTTCCTTTACCTCGTCATCAGCCAACCCCGTAAACTTGCGCACATTCGCCATTTCCGCATCCATTTCAGCGAAGGCATTCACCGCCTTGCGTCCTGCCATGACAAGTCCCGTGCCGACCGCAGCCACCCCTGCAATGATGTTGCCCCACTTATCCACAAAACCATTGATGCGGTCCACAAGTCCCACATGCTCCTTTTCGGTTTCCCTTAGCTCCTCATTGACCGAAGCCAATTCAGCCTTTACGCGCTTGATACTCTCACACTGCTTGTTCCACTCATCCGTACCGCGTTCGATGCCGTTCAAGGACTTTTTGAGTTCCTTGAGCGTCCTATTCAGTTCCTTTGGTGAAGCCTTGTCAAGTCTCTTCATGACATTCTCCACCCCTTGAGTTGCACTCTCAATCTGCCCAATCTGGCGGCGGGTCTGCTTTAGTTCACGCTGGAACTTCTTCAGCTGGACTTTATCGCCCGCAGCTGCTGCTTTTGTTATTTTATCTTCGAGGTCGCTCGCTTGCCGTTTCAGCTGTTCGAGCATATTTTGCGCCTGTTTGCCATTCACTGTAAGCGTGACCGTAGCATTTGCGTTGATGTCTGACATAGTCTTTCCTTTTTGATGTGAGTAATACGCACAAACTTAGTCATGCGCCAAAGAAGCAAAAAAGACGATGTATCAAGGCTTTTCCACTCCCAAAGTGGGCGCGATTTTTGAAGAAATCCGCGTTTTGTTAAGTAGTAGCAAAACAAAAGCCTTGATACAGAAGTCTTTAGGGGATTGTTAAGGGGTTTCCCCTTAACCCCTCCGTCGGAAGACCCCCCGACCGCCCTACATCGTCAAACCGCGACCACCCCCACACCAAAGCGGAATATGTAAACATATCTTAAATAACACCCTTGTTTGAGTTCCTTCGCCACGACAAAAGTCCGCAAAATGCACGAATGCCGAAAAGAGAGAAAGCGAAGAACATACAGAAAGAGCAACCAACGCACACACCACACCCACACAACGAAAAAGCACCCCGAAGTTTCGCCAAAACCACGATTGCACACTCCAAGTTTCTCATGTGCATAGATGCCAAGTTTCCACCCACCCAACAAAGCACCCCGAAGTTTCACAATGCGCTAAAATCCGAGGTTTCGGACTATCTAAAACGACCCTCCAAGTTTCCACCTATCCAACAAAGCACCCCGAAGTTTCACAATACGCTCAAATCCAAGGTTTCGGACTATCTAAAGCGACCCTCCAAGTTTCGCGATGTCTACCCAAGCCCCCAAACTGACACTTTGCAGTTTCTAAACCTTCAAAATCACCTTTCAAAGTCTCAAAAAGTAACAAAACGACACCCCGAGTTTCTTTCTACTCATGAGGTTCGGGAGTTTTTGACTATCCCACACCCCCAACGCACCCGACCAAACACCCACACCACACCCCCGAAGTCTTTCGGGGTCTCTGATAGCCTCCAAAATCCGCTACCTTTCAAGGGAAAATTTCACACCTTGGGGTCTCGACTTCCCACCACCCGCGCCACCGCGAACGGGCGGTAATCCGTCTGTGTGCGTGCCGAAAAATGCCTAACACTTTAGCAGATGTTAATCTGCCATAGTGTTAGGCACTTGAAGGCACGTACTCAGACGACCGCTGACGGGCATAAAAAGTGTGTTGTCGTGTTTTAGCGGACATGTCCGCCATAGCACGACAACACGCTTTGTTGCCTAAAAAAGGCACGCTGTGCGGTAAAACGGACTGGCGAGGCACGTAGCCTGTCCGCCAACAATAGAGTCTGCATCTTCTTTCGAGGTACGAGAAAGGTGATGTAGGCTTGACGGACTGACTTTGAAGCATGAAAAGTAGGTCCGCGCATGAAAGAAGCCCAACCTCCCTTGAAGTATGAAAGGGTGGATTGGGCTTGAACGGAATGGCTTTGAACCCTGAGAAGCCTTTCCGCTAAAACGTGGGCTAATCTCCTTTGAAGCATGAAAAGGTGTTTAGCCCATTAAAGAAATTCAAGCATCGGAGTTACGACGATGGCACCACCAAAAGGCAGCTAAGGCTGCAAGGAATACCAAGGTCAAGATTAACTTGACAGGAAAAGTCCATGGTCTCGCCATGGACTCCCTCTGCTGAACCATGTTGGCGGAAGATTGCCGAGTCGCAGCGAGGCTGTCTTCCTCCCTTGCCTCTGTCTTGGTGCTCTCCTTTCGGCTTGACGAAAGGTGTGCACCATAGATACGAATGGATTGCGGCTTTTGCCGGGAAGTCTTTTGCGCCTTGGCGTTAGAAGCACCTTGCAGCGCATGGGGAGCTTCGATAGTTGGAGTCTCTGCTCCAACCCCGAAGCTCACGATGCAGCTGTCGAACAAAAGTTCGGTGTGCCGCCACACCGAATCAATGCGTGACGTTTGCCACTGATGCCGCTGCACCTGTACAGCGGAGTCCGTGGCAAACGTGTTCGTGCTTGTGACTTTGTGCGTACTGCGGCACGAAGTGAGTAGGCACAGCCACATGATTATGGGAAAGAGACTGGCTTTCATAGGTCTTTCTGCACATTGAATGATGGGCAAGCTTTGCTTGAATACTCGTTATGCCCATGCACAGTTGCATGGGGATAAACGAACTGAAGCTGCTGCACGAGTTGGCGAAGTGCCTGCTTCTGTTGTGGCGTGCGTGTGTCCTTGGGCGTTTTTCCGTCCTTGGCCACACCACCAATATAACAGATGCCAATGCTGTGGGCATTATGCCCCAGGCAATGGGCGCCAGCTATGTTCTCAGCACGTCCCTTGTGGACGCTGCCGTCCCGATAGATGACATAGTGATAACCGATGTCGGCAAACTTGCGTGCCAAGTGCCAACGACGAATATCGTCCACCGTGAAGTCCTTGCCTTCGGGAGTGGCAGAGCAATGAATGATAATTTCAGTGATGCGTCTCATTGTGTTGTACATTTTGAGGTTGGTTATTCATCTTGGTTTCCTCGTCCTTGATAGCCTTGTCAAGCGTTTGCATGATCTTGCCTTCAAACTGCGTGACCTTGCGTCCATAATAGATGCTCACTCCAAAGATTGAGCCAGCATAGATGAGACATTGCGAGAAAATCCACAGGACAGAGTCCGAGATTTCGCCTTTGGGCGGTGTGATGAACCCTGCGACTGCAAGGGCATAGCCGCCTACGAGCATGGCGAGGGCGGACCAAAATTGAATGCTTACTTTGGGTTTAGTCATTGTTCATTACATTTAGATATGTATTATCAAGCGTTCAGCTTTGTCTGAACAGTTTTCATTTTGTTTTCCAAGTCGTCCACGCGCTCGCCAAGCGTCATGATCATGTTGTAGAGGTTTACCAAGTCTGTTGAAGTGGCGTCCAATGTCTTTTTATCCCCCTTGCTCATGAGACCGTCCGTTGTGGAACTCGCTAACGGAATGGCGTCCGTGTAAAGCGCATTGAACTTCATGCCGAACTGCGAGAGCACGTACTTGTTCGTGTTCACGTCCCATGTCATGCGGTCAGGGAACAGACAGCCCCAGTCCTCGGCATAGCTTATCGTCTTGCGGTCGCTGCCCGTGAAGTAGATGGCACGCTGGAACACCTTGGCGTGGTTGAATATGATTTGTCTGCAGTAGTCGTTCTCGATGTTCTGAATGAGCGTGATACTCATGTGCTTCTGGTACGTGAGATGCGCCACCACGATTTCGGCATTGCCCGAAATTGAGGGGTCGCGCAAGGCATTGAGCGCAGCTGTCTCTTCCAAGAAATTACCCAACTCCTTGACGCGTGTGTTCAAAGCCTTCTGCACATCGGTCACGGCACGTGTGGTGGTCAATCCTGGCACGCTTGCCGTAGCCATAGGCAGTGTGACGCTGAACAACTGTGTGCCTGCGGCATTGCTTGCCGCCAGCACGCGCGAACTGCCTGTATAAGCAAGGGAAGTGGCTATGGTGTCTGTGACAGCGGACACCGCCTTGTCGATGGTGCAGACGTGGTCATAATACTTGTTGAGCTGCTGCACCTGTGCAGCGGTCATCACGCCCGCACTCGAAGAGGTGGCGGCAGGGAGGGCAAAAGCATTGTTGATGCTTTTCAGTTCTCCCGTGACCATGTTCAAGAGCGTGGCAGAAAATGCCACACTCACCTTGTTCACGTCCCCCAACTTGAAATGCTGAATGACTTGCTTGGCTTCGCCCAACTTGGATTTCCAAGATTTCAGGGCAGCGATGTTTGTGTTGCAGTTGGAAATGGAATGCTTTGCCTCTGTCATGTCCTCGGTGCAACTTGTAAGGCTCTGCACCTGTGCAGCGGACATCACCCCGGCTTGTGTGGTGGTGGCGGCTTTGAGGATTATGTTATCTGCTTGTCGTTGCAGCACGCCACTTGCTGTATTGCCCTGAATGACGGACAGACAGACCTTGTCTGTGCCGACAGTTCCGAGACTGATGCTCTGCAACAACGTGGAGAGTTTCAGAAGATTGGCTTTCCAAGCCGTGAGGGACTGCAAGTCCGTGTTTGTTGCGGCAGCAGAGAGCAAGTCTGCCAGGGCTTGCAATATCACGCCCAAATTTTCGGGGGTGATGGCGGCTTCGGTGCTTAATGCCCGAAAAGCCGTGATTTGCTTGGTTATGTTTGTCGTGTTCATAAGCTAATGGTTGTATCTGAGGTACTTATCGTCCAAAGATTGGGCTACCACGCCCACAAATTCTTTTGCCATGTTGTCGGCAAGGAAGTCCCTTAGGTTCATGACGGAAGCGTAATACTTGCGCGAGAACCAAGGTTTCTTCTTGCGCTTGCGCTCCCTGCCGATGTCCCCATTGTTACCGCGAGGAATCTCCTTACCCGTACCAAAGTTCTGCCAAAGTCCGTACTCTAAAAAAGACTGACTTAAACCGAGCTCCATAAACCGCCCGTCGGCACGGAGCGGTAACGACTTGGGCGAAGCGAGCAAGGCGCCTGTGTCAATGACATCGAGCAAGGTCATTTGCTCTTTCCATATTTTGAGCATGGTCTCGTTGAAAGCTGTGACGAACTTTTCGCGTTCGGAAAAGGCACGTTGCTCGGCATCATTCGTTGTTCCATTCATCGACATTGTATCTTAAATCCGTAAACGTGTCCACCGCAATTTGGAAGTAGGCACAGGCGCAGCCCGAAAAGAAATACTCGTTCATTTCGTTGAACGTGATGCGTTCATCGAGGTAAATGCACGATTGTTCTAATCGTGTCCGTTCAAGAATGAGTTGGCTCATGAATTGACGGAACAACTCTCGGAGTGTTTCCATGCAAGCAAGCCTTGCCTCCATGTCATCTATGGCATGGCGCATGGCAAGAAAGATGGTTTTGACGCGCCTTGTGCGTGGCGTGTTGGCGAGTGCGATATAGCCTTGGCTCATGTCGCTCACGCAGACAAAAGCTGTGGTGCTTTGCGTAGTTTGCAGTGCCTCTTCAAAGCCTTCCAAGCCCGACACGCGGCAGAAAGAAAAGCCTTGTGCGGTGGCAAACTTGTTGCGGGCCGTGAGGTCGCGGAAGAAGTTTGTGGCATTCCAAGAGCTAAGTTTTAAGTTCATAGGTTATGAGGTTATAAAGTTACTTTAGTTGGTTGCGTATCTCCTCTGCCTCTCGCGCCTTGGCATCCAATTCAGTGAGTGCACGCCAGCAGTCCATTTGCAGAATGGCTGCTTCCTTGGTGATGTCGCCTCCTGTGAGCGCACGGATTTGTGCGTTCATCGCCTGTCGGAGTTCCTCTCCGACCCCCAAATCAGCACTCCCCAAGAGATTGCTTTTCTCTTGGGGTATGTTGGTGAAGAAATGTGGGAACATACGAGTGAAGTTCGCTTTGACAGAAGCGAACCAATAAAATACAGAAAGCAGTTCTGCTTTCTCCAAACAAGCTTTATCCGAAAGTTTCGGATAAAGCAAATGCGCCATCTCCGCAAGGCATTCCATGCTTTGCGTGTGCAGAAAACCTTGGTAATAGTTCTCGCAAGCAAGATAGTCCTCAAAGGGGACGGTTTGCAAATCGGAAGTGACTGCCGATGCACCGCCAATGACAGAAATGCGTACAGGCTTGGGAGCAAAGTTCTCCAAGAATGCGAGTTGTCGCGCAGCAAAAGTGACTTGCCAATCGGCAAGCACCACTTGGCGTTTGCTTTTTCTGTCCTTGACCAAACAGGAGTGTTTGTCTGCATGACAAAGCACAACAATTTCAGCCCATTTGCAAACGCATAGGGCTAACACCTCATTCATCGGCAAATCGCGTGCGACTTGTCGGAAGAAGAACAACAATTGCTGGTCGGACAGTTCCGACCATGACTTGGGCAGGGATATAGAAAATGCTTCCATACCGCGAAAGTATGGAAGCATTGAATGGGGTGAAAAGACAATATATAATCAGAATTTAGCTCTGTATTTTTCACAAAGTCTTTTGACTGTTTGTTTTTAACTAGCAGATAAAATTCATTGATAATTTTTGTAAAAGGGCATCGTACTGAGTGTTCAAATACAAATCTTTTCAATGTATTTTGTTGAGATGATAGGCTGGGTAATCGGAAACAATTACTCCTTCGTTATGCATGGCTATTTGCTGTACTTGGATTATAGTATCGTGGATTCTCATTGTGCTTCAACTCACGATAGATTTAGAAACAATTTTAGACCCAATGAGACATTGTTTGCTACTGATCAATCATAATTGGTTATCACGATAATTCTCAATCGCTAACATTCTTGATTTTTCTTTAGTCCAGCGAGGCTCTTGAATTTGTGCGATAGTTCTATCTATTTCATGTAGCTTAGATGTATCCCCCCACTCAATGAAATGGACAAATGCCTTAACTATTTCTATACACTCTGTAAGATGATTCTTTATTTGATTTTCTGTAAATCTAAGAACGAACCAATTGCTTGATGAAAAAAAATTATTTCTTTCTTCATCTCCACAACCTATATAATGAATTTCCTTCTTTGTTTTATATTCATAAGGTTCATCTATTTCCAAATCAATTGGACACGAGCAACCATTATGCAAAACCAAATCAGGATAATAAGTACCAAGCGATTTATCCATCTTGATGTAAGACGGAAATTCTTTCATTAATGCGTAGAATAGTTTGTCTTCTGATGCTCCTCGTTGTGGAGGCGTCATACTATCTTCTATTTTGAGATTATTGAGTAAACAACGTTTAAATATGGTCGGAACTATAAGTTTCGCATATTTGTCGATAAGTGCTGCTTGAGAAATTAATCGTTTTGTGAATTCTGATTCTTTGTTTTCGTATTCCTCTTTTAATTTTCTATACGCTTTAATTTCTTGTTGATACTCCTTCTGCGCCTCCTGCTCTAATTGTTTGATTTCTTGTTGTGTTAGTTTTCTTGTGCGTATTTTTGACTCGAGTTTACCCACATCCATTTTATGTGCCATTAATAAAACGAAAGGAATCCATAAAACAGCAACAATTATACCTAATCCAGGGTCTTGAGGGGATAGAAAAAAAGCAGGAAGAGTAAAAAAAAATGCCACTAAAATAATAGGAATGAGACATCCCCAATTACGTGTTTTATAAAATTCAGTCCTTTCTGTGGAAATCTTAGGTATTGATGGCACTGTTGCATCTTTAGGATTAAGCGGATGGACTAAGAATTGCCAATCATCACCTTTAAGGTTTAATGATTTTGCAGCATTCAAAAAATCATGCAAATAAATATGATCTCTATCTTTTAGTGCAACACCAACAGAACCTATCATGAACTTTTTGGAAAGTTGTTCACGAAGTGATTGGGGATACAATACTATAGGATAACATTTGTCGCTTTGCAATTTTTGCAACAAAATAACGTCTTGGACATATTTATCATTTTTCAAATGATATGTTTCTCCGAAAGATTTCCAATTAAGATTTTCAACCATTTGTAAGAATTTAATGTTACACGGTGCAAAAATACAAAAATCCGTGATATATATTGCACAGACGCCTAATTTCACGGATTTTATATAAGAAGACAGATACCATCACAATACAGTCTAAGATCTACATTTTCCCCTATATCGAGTTTGACAGCACAAGTAGGTTCTGGAGATTCCAACCATATATATAGGAATATATTTCCTTCTATGCGGAAGATTGACCAACTAGGAACTAAGGCATATATTCTATAACGCCAGACGTAGTTAAAGCGTACAATCTTACTTATTCAATATATTTATGCTATTTTGCAAAGATAGTGTAAGTATGAAATCAATTAACTAAATGTTACGACATTAAAACCAATACCCACCCTTTCTTTTATCATTTTTGTACCCATGATTTTCAAAGAGCGCAGCGGTTTCCGACTGTTTCCACTCATCAAAAATGCCATCGGGAGCATTGCGGAGGGAGTTCACGACCTCAATACAAGAAGGCACGGGGACTTCGTCCTCGCGCAACATATACAGTTCTATCGCGAAGATATGCCTCCAGGCACGCTTGTAGTGTGGTGCAGATGGGGTCTCGCCCCATTTGCCCAATAACTCTGCTTGGCGCAAAGCCGCCAAGAGTTCACAGGAGAAGAAATCATGCGCCAATCGTTCCTCGATGGCAATGAGTTTAGATTGCAGTTCCTGATAACGCTGCCAAATGTGGTCGGTGCTGCCGAGTTTTCGAGGCAGATCCAACCACGGATAAAGCGTCTGCTCAAAGTATTGACATGTGTCGCTTGTCGCCCATGCTTCTGTATTTGCCAACAAGGGAAGCAAGACAGAAAGCGTGTCGTCACGCATCTTCTCCAACGACAGGAGCAAGCGTTCCACGCGCTCCTTGCTGGCAGGGGCTATATTGGTGTTTGAAACAACACCAAAGCCATTGGGCGTAAGCACCAAATCCAACTGTGGCACGGCATGGAGCATGGCTTCTGCCACCACAGCCATACGCGCATAATGCAACAACTTGTTGTAGGCATCGCTAGTGAGCAGTTCCGTAAGGACTGCCTCAGAGAGGAACGTGGTCGTGAGCCACGCTTCCGCTACTTCCAAGTGCGGAACAATTTTATCAAAGAGCAAGGTCTCGCCTTGCACAGACTTCAGCACATTCGGCACGAATTGCAGAAGCACATTGTTATCGGGTATCAGCTGGCTCATGCGTTTTCAGTATTAGGGGTTACACTCACCTGTTTGGCATCCTTGTTCTCGTCCAACGTGGTGAGTTGGATAAATGGACAGTCGGGATAAGCCCCGTCCCATTTGTTAAACCTTATAATCAATCGGTGCACATTAAACAAAAGGTCGTGATACGGCTTTTGCAGGGCTTGTGCAATCGTATAAAGTTCGCGCTTGTCGCTACCCGAATTGTTCGTTTGCGATTTGCCTGGCACAGAACCCACAAGATTTGAGTGCACACGCATGGTAAAGCACATCATATTTACTGCCTCGATGATGTCCGTAGCCCAGTCGCCACCCTCCTTGTCCGTCTCAATCTTGTTGATCACCACATCATGCTGTTCCTCCCCGTTGGGTGAAACATAGAACGTAGAAAAGAGCACTTTTCCACTATTCTCCATGCCAGTAAGAAAGTTGATGATGTTGTCCTTCTCCTCGTTCACGCGCTCCTGCTGCTTGACACGATCTGTAATGCCCTCGACTTTGAAGATGTTGTTCCAAAAGGAGTTGGCAATCTCAATGTGGTACTTTATGGGAGCCGAGTTCCGGAGCTTCGCTTCCTTAGCGATACCAATGAGCTGCTTGATGTTGAACCACTTTCCTTTGAAAAGAGCTGCGTAGTATGGTATGGGATAATACGTATTGTCGGGCGTAGGAATACGGCTGACAACAGCGAACTTCTTGATTTTCTTTCCTCTGTTCTGAAGGTCGGTGAATGGCGACTGCGGATTGAGAAGTTCGATGCGCTCGATGTCCTCTGGACTGACAGTATTACGCCAGTTGGCATAGAGGATGTAAGGTATCACGCCCGACTTGTCTGCAGGAGCAAAGCGGACGTAGCACGCCTGTTTTCGGACGATGCGGACAATGCGACTGGCATCCTCATTGAGGATGATCACGCTGACACAAAATCCGAAGTGCTTGAAGTCCTGGCACACGCCGAGGAAGTAACTTGCGAGGTCGTTGTCCAGCATGAAGTCATCCACTTGCGCTTGCACTTGTGCGGTGGCAAGCTCTGTGTCATAGACAAGTCCGCTGCCATAGCAGACTTCGGCATTGAACATCTGGCATGTGCTCATTGTCTCGTCAGACTCGATGAGGTCAATAATGTTGTACGGCATCTGATTGTCACCTCCCCACGGAATGTACTTCGTCTTGTCGTTGATGATGATTGGGGATATGTTGCACTCCTCCTTGAAGACTTCAGATGTCTTGGCGGTGAAGGCAGCGGAGGCACGGGTGCTGGGGAGTGTGACAACAGATGTAGGTGGAATGTAAGGAAAATCGCTCATATCTTGCTTTTTTAGGGCAAAGATATGAGCGAATGGATGGTAGGGAAAAGACAATATTATTCAATAAGTTGCATCAAAAGTATTGGCCTAAATCAATTTCCTTTATTACTTTTCCGCCCCTAAATTTTTTTGTAGGAATATCTCCCCATATATTATGCCAATTTTCATATAAATAAAAATTATTGAAATCTATTCTATCAATAATTTCCTTTAACCGACTATACAAGTTGTCATCTTGTATTCGGCTCTTTAAATAATCAAATATTGTATTATCGATATTAGATACGTCTCCGTTTGGATCATTGGGAAAAATAGGAAGATCATATGTATTTTCTCCTGTTTTCTTACATCTATTCATTACATATTCTATTGCCAAAAATTGACTAAAAAATTTATAATCGTTATTTTGCGAATTACAATACTCAGGACATTTGGACATATTGAAAGTTTGTACGAATGTATTTGATTCTATATCGTACAATGTAATGAAGTGTCCATTGGATTTACTTCTAGAGTTGAAATGAATAATTCCTTTTTTGGGGGGGGCTTGACAAAGTTCAATTAAAGGTCCTATTTTTGCTAATATGAAGAAGCAATTTTTCATAGTTGAAGGACAGTCATGCTGCAATTTGAGCAATTCATTTCCAAAGTTTATAATTTCCTCTTTATCTCTTAAACGATGTATCAATATGTATTTATCAAGCTCGTTTATTCCTTTTTTCCCTTGCAAACCTAATATTTCCCTACCTGTTTTTGTCGCTTCAGGATTAAGTATAGTTAATAACAACGATTTCCTTTGATCGTAATCATTGTCAATATTAAAATACCGCAACTTGCTATAAACTTCATTCCAGCTTGGATTAACCAAATTGAGATTTGTACGATTACATTCTCTATTTTTGGATAACAGTATAGGTGGGTCTGAAATAATAAATATAGCATCATCACATTTAGTCCCTTTAAATTTTGCGTGACACTCAGAACATAGAGATATTAAATGAGAAAAGGGAGAAAGCCATATTTCATCCTTTACATAATTACCATTTTCATCTCTATAATCAATATGATGTACTTCCGTTGCAGTAGAACCACAAATCTTACATTTATAGTCGTCTCTTTTTAACACTATTTCTTTTTTGCTAAGCCACAGAGGATTGCTATATTTATGCTGATTTGATGAATTATAAGACCAGTTTTTTTGTGGGTTAGCAGATGCGTATCTTGTAGCTTTTAGATGATTATGAAATTGTTCCATCAACTCCATTTTCTCTTTGATCTGCATTTCAATCTCTTTCTTTTTCTCTTGCAGATTTATAATTTCATTATGTAGATTTATAATTTTATTTTCAATATCCATCTTTTATAGAACTAATGGTGAAACATTCCATTAACAAATCACACTATGCTTGAAAACTATTCAATGTAAGCAATAGCAGCAATATGTTCTTCAAACGATAATTCAATTTCATAATCTTGTTCACAAATCCAATTACCATTATCATAAGCGAAAGTCCAAAGGTGAGGAGAACTTACAGCATTTGTGACAACGCATAAACGATAATTATCATTATTGGCAGATTTCATTTGTGAATATTCATTTTCTGTAATGTGTACGGATAGGTCAGAACCTGATAAACCTTTGACTTCTATTCGTAGTCTAGATTTTCCTTTATATGCTTCCAAATCCCAACCTTTGTTTTCACTCTCAACCGAATAAATTTTATAACCATGTTCTTTGTAATAAGAGGTAACGGCAGAGATAGCAGCTTTTTCTACTGCAATCTTTGCCTCCACATTTATGCTAGGCTTCGGCTTTTGACTTTTAGGTTTGACATAATTATTGATATAGTCGATAACCATTTTTTTGAAATTGACTACCTTTTCAGTTTTGCTATCGGCATACCAAATATTAGACTGTCCCATAAAACCTTTGTTTAAAGCATTTGTTGCTCTTGGAACCTGCATGTTACGTTCTTGTTCAATAAGAAGATTGCTATCAGACGAAAGTGCTTCTATATTGTAGTCATAGCCATTGCGCTCCTTTAACTTGGTGTCATACTGAAATGTGCGGTAAACTCTTGCGTGCTTGTACCAACCAACAATGAATGTTCCACCCCCTATAGGGTTGGTAGCTGTCCATACGACTAATACGTCATCAAGATAATCGTCAGATTTTAAACACGAAGAATCTATACGTTCTATTTTTATTTCACTCCATTTGGTTGGTTGCACATAGCCATAGCAATGTCCGTTAATGTCTTGGAAGTTAAAAGCCTCGTGCTTGTCATCAGGGTTATAACTTCCTCCACCTTTGATTTTGTCAGAATTGCTATGTCCATGGTAGCGTTTCATCCAACCAATATTAGCGAAGAGTATTTTTTGCATAACTGTTGTTTTTTATGTTTTTGCAAAGATACAATTTATAATCTTGTATATAGACATTAATCAGTATTACCCACGTTAAAAAATTACATTTTAGCACTAAAGTGATAATAATTCATTATCTTTGTCGACAAATATAGCATTATGGAAGATGTAAATAGATTAAAAATCGTACTTGTCGAAAAGAAAAAAACAAACAAATGGCTCGCAGAACAGTTGGATGTAAACCCTTCAACTGTTTCCAAATGGTGTACTAATACATCACAACCGCCATTGGACACACTTATACAAATATCTCAACTTTTAAAAGTTGAAGTAACAGAATTAATTCGTGTTCCACAAAAGTAGATACAAAGAAATGATAAATTCAACAAGAAAGCAGTTTTCCCTTTTTGATTTTTGCAAGAAAAGAGCAGATAAGATTCAAGTGTTTGGTAAAGAAACCATTGACGAGTATGGCAAGATAATACCTTTCGTAGATCAAGCAGCCTTGATTACGCATTACTTGCAGTTGCGCAATGCAGATGTCAAGATGCCATACGAAAGACAGGCAGAAGACATATTAAATCTGTGGTATGAGTTTGTAAGGGGCGAAATGCTCCATAAACCAAAGGACTTTGAAGGCGTTTCGGATTCTGCCATAGGTTATCAGACATATTTGTTCCAAGACTTGTTTGCCGCTCCGTTTCAAGCACCTAAGAATCCAAAATTCAAGTTTATCGATTTGTTTGCAGGAATAGGTGGATTCAGAATGGCGTTTCAGAACCTTGGAGGAGAATGTGTGTTCTCTTCAGAATGGGATGAACAAGCCAAGAAAACATACTATGCTAACTATGGTGATGTGCCATTTGGTGATATAACAAAGGAAAGCACAAAGAATAAGATACCAAAGGATTTCGACATACTATGTGCTGGTTTCCCATGCCAAGCATTTTCTCTTGCAGGAAAGCGATTGGGATTTGAGGAAACACGAGGAACATTGTTCTTTGACGTTGCCGAGATACTGCGCCGCTATCAGCCAAAGGCATTCTTCCTTGAAAATGTGAAAGGACTTGTAATCCATGACAAGGGAAGGACATTCAAGACAATCCTCAACACACTTGAAGAAGTGGGATATATTGTACCAGATCCACAAATAGTAAATGCGATGTTCTTTGGCGTTCCGCAGCACCGGGAAAGAATATACATTGTCGGTTTCAGAAAAGATTTGGGTATAAAGAAAGAAGATTTCTCTTACCCAGAGCAAAAGGAAGTAACCAAGAAATGGATAGATGTTAGAGAAGAAAATCCAGTGCCAGCCAAATATTACCTTTCAACGACCTACATTGAAACTCTTAAAAGGCACAAGGCGCGTCATGAGGCAAAGGGACATGGTTTCGGCTATGACATCATTCCCGATGACGGCATCGCCCACGCTATTGTAGTGGGTGGTATGGGAAGAGAGTGTAACCTTGTCATAGACTTTCGTCAGAAAGATCTAACCCCGACAACAAGAATAAAGGGAGAAGTGAACAAACAAGGTTGGCGCAAGATGACCCCTCGCGAGTGGGCAAGACTGCAAGGCTACCCCGACAATTTCAGAATAGTCGTAGCCGATGCATCAGCCTATAAGCAGTTTGGTAATAGTGTTGCTGTGCCAGCAATACAGGCAACAGCAAAGCAGTTGCTAAAGACGTTGAACGATAAAAACATATTGAAAATATGGGAGCATTAATCACTTCCGAACAAATAATATCAAGACTATGGCATTAACAGGAAATAAAGGCGAATGGAGTGAGATATACACACTGTTCAAACTCTTAGGAGATGGAAAGGTTCATGCTGGCGATGCCAATATGAACAAGTTGGAATTATATTACCCTATCCTCAACATAATTCGTGAGGAAAGCAAGCGATACGAGTATAAGCCCAATGTTGAACAGAACATTGTCGTGATAGATGAAAATGGCAATGAGTATGCTCGCATATCAATGGACAAGTTTATTGAAGAGTCCTCAAAACTTTTGTCAAAAATAAAGGCTGGCAAGAAAAGTGCCTTTGAGATACCAGAAGCAGAAGCATTTATGGGGGAAATCGGTTGCACCAAGTTGAAAGCCCCATCAAAAGATAAAGCAGACATTCACATTGTCATCCATGACTTGCGAACCAATATGACACCTCTGCTTGGATTCAGTATCAAATCGCAACTCGGCAGTGCTTCCACTCTTCTAAACGCAGGAGCAACAACCAATATCACATATAGGGTTGGTGGAAAGGATTTGTCGAATGAGGAGATAGAGGAAATCAACTCAATCGATAGCCACCTTGATAGAATGGCAGAAATCGCCAAACGTGGATGTAGCCTGTCATACAAAAGAATAGACAGTGAGGTGTTTTTGAACAACCTCCAGTTCTTGGATATTTGTATGCCGCAGTTTATTGCCGATTGTCTGTTAATTGATAGCGTTGGAGAAGATTCTTCGCTGACACATTGCGTATCAGAGGTAGCCAAGAAAAATCCATTTGACTACAAAGGCAAGAATGTAGCAGAGTTCTATGAGCATAAGATGAAAGTGTTGCTCATTAGTGCTGCGCTTGGCATGACTCCTGGCAAGGAGTGGACAGGGCGATATGACGCAAATGGCGGTTATCTTGTTGTCCGCAAGGACGGTGAGATTGTATGCTATCATTTCTACAATCAGAATGATGTAGAGGACTACCTCTATAACAACACACGATTTGAAAGAGCAAGTAGAACACGGTATGGATTCGGCAAGCTGTATCGTGGGGAGGATGGTCTTGTCTATATGAAGCTTAACTTACAGATTAGATTTAAAAAGTAATTACATATATGCTGCTTACAGTATTTAAGCAGCATATTTTTACTAATTTGATTTATGGCTGACTCTATAGAAGAAAAAATGAAATACCTTTCTAAACAATACGGAATTTTGAATCGTGGAAAAGGTGGCGTGGTATGGGACAAATTAAATTCTGTATTAGAATCATTTTTGTCGGGTAATACACTTGTTGCATATTCAGATTTTTATAATCTGTTTCAAGAAAATATTTCGGAAATGCGTAAATGTACAATACATATTAAAGATGTCTTATTATCTTAATTGTGCAATGCTTTGAGGAAGAAAGTCTATTGCAAATATTGGAGAGTGGTAGCTCGTTAAGATTGGTGCATATTTTATATTGTTGTGAAACCATATCATATTGCCCAATCATAGAAGAAGGTACATTAGCTGCAAGACATGACGTAGGCGCTCCATATTTCTGCGGATTTTCATATAGAGGAAGGGCTTCCAAAACACTTTGAAAAATTTGTCTCGGTGTTTCTTTAGAAACATCTGAAACAATATTTTGAGAACAGGATAGCTCAATTAAATAGTAATAAACAGGTACAAGTGTAGCCATATGAATTTGTTATTTTAATAACTAAAGTTTCCAATACTTGCATATGTCAGAAAATTCACTTACCTTAGTGCTGCAAAAAACTCAAACAAAGAATATCTGACATGTGGCAAAGGTAAACATAAAATCTGATAAGATCACTCCTTTCGGAGGAATTTATTACGCAAGCAAGGCTTTCTATGCACTTTCACTTGACAAAGTCATCAACGGCACTCTTGGTGTTCGCAGTTCTACCTACAACGGCTGCCAGTGGGACGAGAGGTACACCTACCGCTGCATCATAACCAATGACTGGGACAGTGAAGAGAAGTGCG